CGCTATATCTTGCCGGAAAGATCACGGGCGATCCGTATTATTTCACGAAGTTTTACAACGCGCAAAAGAAGCTGGAGGAAGGCGGCTTCATCGTCGTAAATCCGGCGCTTCTTCGGGCGGAGGGCTTCACGTGGGAAGCCTATATGCGTATGTCCGGCGCTATGCTTGCAGAGTGCGCCGAAGTCTGTTTTCTTCCGGACTGGAAAGAGAGCAAAGGCGCAAAATATGAATTCGGCGAAGCAATAGCGCAGAACAAGCCGTTTTTCTTCTTCGCTGATTGGGAACGGGAGGGATCACAGAATGCAGAAAAATAAAATGCCCGTTCCGACGGAAGCACAAGAGCAAATGACGCTGTTTTCGTGGGCGGCTATGCAAAGCGGGAAATATCCCGAATTGAATTTGCTTTATCACGTCCCGAACGGCGGGAGCAGACACAAGGCGGAAGCGGGACGGCTTCGGGCGGAGGGCGTGAAAGCGGGCGTTCCCGATCTATGCTTGCCCGTCGCGCGCGGGCAATATCACGGGCTTTACATAGAGCTTAAACGGCAACGCGGCGGCAGGACAAGCGATCATCAATCGGAGTGGCTGGACGCTCTTTCGGCGCAGGGCTACAAAGCCGCGCTTTGCTACGGCTGGGAACAGGCGGCGGGAACAATTATCGAATATCTAACCGGAGGTGGCACACATGACTAAAAAGCAAACAGAGCTTTCCGAAGAGTTGCGGGAAGCCGTATTTGAAGCCGCGCGCGCAGGGGCGGCGGAAGCATACACACAGAACACGGGGTACGTAAATTACTTCAAGGCAATGGAAACATTGCTGTATAACTACAAGAAGCTGGCGGCACTTGTAGCCGATGAAGAAGCGTATTGCGAAGTTGAGTATCACGCGGGACGAAAGACGTTTTCAACGACACCACAGGCAAAAGGCTTTATTCAGCGCAAGACGGAAGCGGAGATCGTCGAGGAAATGCGAGAGGAAAAACAAAAGCAGTTCAAAGAAACGAAATCCGGCTTTGACAGCTTGACACGCGCTATTTCTCTTTTCGAGGGGCATAAAGAATTCGTTGTGATCCGGCTTTACTATTTCGGCGAGGACATCAACGGCAATCCGCGAGAGGGCGGAACGGCGACGTGGGAAGAGATCGCGGAAGAGCTTTCAGACGCGGGCATTCTCAAAGAGATAAAGACGGCGCGCCGCTGGCGGAACAAGATTGTCAATGATATGGCGGTATGCGTATTCGGCATTCCGGCGGCGGTATCAGCGGCGACATACCGGAAAGCCGTTGACAAATGACCAAAACGCGACCAAACAATGCACCTTGTCCGCGACGCTTACGCGTGATATAATAATTACGCTGAATTATTGCGAATTGAATAGCGCGGGATAAAGCCTTTTGTGTGAATGCACGGAAGGCTTTTTCTTTTACTCTTTTGCACAGACTTTTCCACAGGAAGGAGGATAACCGCATGAAGCCGTGGGCGGAAAGGTTTTACAATTCGGACGCTTGGCGTTCATGCCGCGACAGCTTCTTGAAGTCGAAGGGCTACTTGTGCGAACGTTGTTCAACGCCGGACGATCCAGTAACCGCAAAGATCGCACATCACAAAACATACTTGACGAAGCAGAATATCAACGATCCATACATAGCGCTTTCGTGGGATAATCTCGAAGCGCTTTGTCAAGATTGCCACAACAAAGAACACCACCGGAACGACAAGAAAAAACGGTACGCATTCGACGAAGCGGGAAACCTCATATCCCCCCCTATTCGCTCAAAATTTAGGGAGGGTTCGACACCGAGGGCGGGAGTTTAAAAATACTCCGCAGGCGCGCGCATAACGGGTGTACGCGTTTAAGGGGGTGTGGGTTGACCGGAAAAGGGGGTGATATTTATGGCGACAAAGAAGGACTTGACGAAAGAAGAAAAGATCAAGCGGGAGTTTTCCCGATTGAAGCGCATTTTCAAAGACTTGGACAAAAACAAGTTGCAGACCGTCGAAAGCCTTATCAAGAACGCGGCGTTCATGGCGGTATCCCTTGAAGAATTGCAAGAGATCATCAACGAAGAGGGCTACACCGTCGAATACCAAAACGGCGCAAATCAGAGCGGGACGAAGCAAAGCGACGCGGTGAAAACACATATCGCCATGACAAAAAATCACGCCGCAATTATCAAACAGCTTTGCGATCTTGTACCGCCGGAGAAGAAAAAGGAAAGCCGTTTACAGGCGTTACGGGACGAATAAAAATGCCCTTTTCAAATTACATTTACGAGTATTACGACGGCATTTCTTCCGGAAATATAACCGTCGGCAAGTGGGTTCGCCTTCTGTATGAATACATCGTGAAGGGGCTTCAAGAAGGGCTTTTCACCTTCAACGCGAAGAAGGCAAACAAAGCAATTCGGTTCATCGAAAACTTTTGCCATCATTGCGAAGGGCGCACAGACCTTTTGAAGCTGGAGTTGTGGCAGAAAGCCGCCGTTTCCGTTATGTTCGGGATCGTCGAAGAGGACGGAACGCGCGTCTTTCGTGAAGTGTTTATTGTGATCGGGCGCAAGAACGGCAAAACGCTTTTTGCGTCCGCCGTCATTGCTTACATGGCGTATCTTGACGGCGAATACGGCGCGAAAATATATTGCCTTGCGCCGAAGCTGGAGCAAGCGAACATTGTTTACGATAATTTCTATCAGATGATTAAAAAAGAACCGGAGCTTTCCGACCTATCGAAGAAGCGCCGTTCCGATATTTACATCGAAGAAAGCAATACCGCGATCAAGCCGCTTGCGTTCAACGCGAAGAAATCCGATGGCTTCAATCCGCATTTAGTCGTGAACGATGAAGTCGCGTCGTGGCGCGGCGACGGCGGCTTGAAGCAGTACGAAGTTATGAAATCCGCGCTTGGCGCGCGCCGCCAGCCGATGATCCTTTCAATCTCAACGGCGGGTTACGAAAACGACGGTATCTTCGACGAATTGATGAAGAGATCGACCGCGTTTTTGAAGGGCGGAAGCAAGGAACGCCGCCTTCTTCCCCTGCTTTACATGATCGACGACGTGGAGAAATGGAACGACCTTGAAGAGCTTAAAAAAGCAAATCCGAATATGGGCGTTTCCGTTTCGCCGGACTTCTTCAAAGAGGAAATCGCCGTCGCCGAAATGAGTATGTCGAAGCGGGCTGAATTCCTTACGAAGTATTGCAATATCAAGCAGAATTCTTCCGTCGCGTGGCTTGATTACGTCGTCGTTGACGGCGCAGGAATTCACGCGAAGCTGGAGGATTTCAAGGACAGTTACGCCGTGGGCGGCATAGACCTTTCACAAACAACGGACTTGACCGCCGCTTCCGTCGTGATCGAGCGGGACGGCGTTCTATATGCCTTCGCACAATTCTTTATGCCAGCGAACCGCCTTGAAACGGCGCAAGCGATCGACGGCGTACCGTATGACATCTTCGTAAAGCAAGGGATCGTCAAGCTATCCGGCGAAAACCACGTCGATTATCGCGACGTTTACGAATGGTTTTCTATGCTTCGGGATCAGTACGGAATATATATCTTGAAGATCGGGTACGACCGCTATTCCGCGCAATATCTGATCGACGACTTGAAGAACGCGGGCTGGCAGACGGACGACGTATGGCAGGGTGAAAACCTTGCGCCCGTGATCCGTGAGTTTGAAGGCGTTATCAAAGACGGCAATTTCAAGATTGCCGAAAATAACTTGTTGAAAGCGCACTTCCTCAACGTCGCATTGAAGCACAACATGGAAACGCGGAAATTCCGCCCCGTGAAGATCGAACAGCGGGCGCGAATTGACGGCTTCGTTTCCGTGATCGACGCGCTGACCGTGCGGCAGAAATATTATAACGAAATCGGCGAAATGCTTAAAAATGCGGGGTGATAAACAACATGGGAGTTTTTGAAACTATCTTCCGGAAGCCGAAAGCCGACTTGAAGGCGGAAGGCTATTTCAAAATGCTGAACGGGTACACGCCCGTTTTCAGCAACGCGCCGGAAAGTATTTACGAAATGGAGCTTACGCGCGCGGCGATACATTCGTTCGCGTCCTTCGCTTCAAAGCTGAAACCGGAGATCAGCGGCACGGCGCAAAAGAACCTTGAACGGACGTTGCAGTTCAAGCCTAATCCGTTCATGGATACATCGAAGTTCATTTACAGGATCGCGACGATCCTTTCGGTGAATAATACTTGCTTCATTGTTCCGATCGAAGATGAATTCGGCGGACTGATCGGGTATTATCCCCTGCTTCCTCAACGGTGCGAAGTTGTCGAGTACAACGGCGCGCCGTTTTTGCGTTATACGTTCGGGAGCGGGCAGAAAGCCGCGATCGAAT